CTGAGTGCGATCAGGCGATAGAAGATATTATAAACGAAGCCATTACGGCTGATGAAACTGATATCTCTGTTGCGGTCAATCTCGATTGGGTTCCTCTTTCTATGTCTATCAAGAAAAAGATAGATGAAGAATTTAAAGAAGTTCTTACACTACTTCAGTGGAAAAAGAAAGGCCATGATATCTTCAGGCGGTGGTATATTGATGGTAGAATTTTCTATCATAAATTAGTTGATGAAAAATCTCCCCGAAAAGGTATATCGGAAGTTCGTTATATCGACCCTAAATTTATTAAGAAGATTAGAGAAGTAGAGAAAGAAAAGGGACCGGGTGGTGTAGAAGTAATTAAGTCTGTTAAAGAATGGTTTGTTTATAACGAGGCAGGCGTGTATCCTGCTTTACCGGCAATAGGTGGTACATCATCACAACAGCAAGGTTTAAGAATTTCTCCTGACGCTATTGCATATATTCCATCAGGACTCTACAACCCCACAACAAATCAAGTTTATTCTTTATTGCAGAAGGCAATCAAGCCTACTAATCAATTAAGAATGATAGAAGATGCGGTCGTTATATATCGTCTTGCTAGAGCCCCCGAAAGACGTATTTTTTATATTGACGTAGGTAATCTACCCAAACCTAAAGCCGAGGCATACATGAAAGATGTTATGTCACGCTACAGAAATAAAGTTGTTTATGATTCTAATACTGGTGAAGTGTTAGATGATAGAAACCAAATGTCTATGTTGGAAGATTTTTGGTTGCCTCGCCGTGAAGGTGGTAGAGGTACAGATGTAAGTACGTTATCTGGTGGTAACAATCTTGGTGAACTGGAAGATATCAAATACTTCCAGAAGAAACTTTACAAGTCATTAAACATACCTATCTCTCGTTTAGAGTCAGAAGGTGGTTTTAATATGGGTAAATCTGCTGAGATTACCAGAGATGAAATTAAGTTTAGTAAATTCATTCAACGATTGCGTAAGAAATTTGCAGAACTTTTCCAAGATATGCTTAAGACCCAATTAATTTTAAAGGGTATAATGAAGCCAGAAGATTGGGACCATATTAAAGAGTATATGGTTTATGATTTCAAAGATGATAACCATTTTCAAGAGTTAAAAGAACTAGAAATTCTTAATGAAAGAATGACTGCATTACAAGCTGTTAATGATTATGTTGGTACATATTATTCTGTAGAATATGTCCGACGTTATGTATTGCGTCAGTCTGATACAGAGATTGAAGAAATTGATAAGCAGATTGAACAAGAAAAGAAAGATGATGTGATGGATGATGATGCTGGTTTAGGACCTGGTATGGCAATTGGTACTAATATACCAGAACCAGAGATGCCACCTATGAATGGTAATGGGGCGACAGTCCCAGGTGGTGTAGAAGGACAAGCTGACGCAGACCAGGAATATTCAGGTCCAGAGGCTGCATAGTTTATAAATATTAGAGGAAACTTATTATGGATAAAAATCTTAAAAAGATGATTGACAATGTTGCCGACGGTGATATGGCTGCTGCCGGTGATGCATTTAATGCTGCTGCTGATGCACGAAGAGCAGACACATGGAAACAAGCCAAAATAGATTATGCCCAGAGAGCTTTTAAAGAAGTCGATTTGGGCCAAGAAACTTCTGGTGTTGATACGGGTATCTCAGGAGATCCAGCCGAAGTAGAGGATTAATAAATGAAACTTATATCTGAAACAGTTGAAGATGTCAATTATCTTATAGAAGATGATGACACAGGGAAAAAGAATTATAGAATTCGTGGTCCCTTTTTACAGGCCGAGATAAAAAATAGGAATGGTCGCATCTATCCGATGAACATTCTAGAAAAAGAAGTACACAGATATAATAAAGAATACATCCAAAAGAATAGGGCATTCGGTGAACTCGGTCATCCCGATGGTCCTACTGTAAACCTAGAGAGAGTATCACATATGATTACTGCTTTGACACCTGATGGTACAAATTTCATCGGTGAGGCAAAGGTAATGGATACTCCATATGGTAAAATTGTAAAGAATCTCATAGACGAAGGTGCCAAGTTGGGGGTTTCGTCCCGAGGTATGGGGTCCCTAGTTCCTAGTAGAGGTGCCCAAGTTGTAAAAGATGATTTTTATCTTGCTACTGCTGCAGATATAGTCGCAGATCCGTCTGCCCCCAATGCTTTCGTTGAAGGTATCATGGAAGGCAAAGAGTGGGTATGGGATAATGGCGCAGTAAAAGAGATGGATATTGAAAATTATAAAAAGGAATTAAACAAAAAATATCAAAGGGCGCAAGCTAGAGAAGAAAAGGCTATCGAAATCTTTGAAAATTTTATGTCAAGATTCTGAATATTATAAATAACTTATATGTACATTAAAAATAGGGAGTATTCCAAATGACGGATATTAACACTGAACTAGAGAGAATTGCCGATGAAACATTGGGTAATCCTCTAGAGGAAGCACAGGATAACCTAGATAGTAAAGGTGATCCACGGGCTCCCACGAAAGGTGCCGCACCTTCCCAGAAAGAAGCCAAAATTGCTGGTGGAACTCCGGGTGGTGAGACACAAGACATGGGCCCGGCCGTTGTTTCTCCAGAAGCTAAATCTGATCCAGGTGATGCCGCCACTAAAAAGGCGAAAAAGGCTAGTCCTCCTACAACTAAACCTTCTGATGCTTCTTCCAAAGCCATGGGCGATGGAAGTGGTGAAATGAAAGTTGGAGCCCGAGAGGAAGTTCAACTAGAAGGTGAAGATCCGGAAGAGGATAACCTAAAAGCTGCTCGTAAAGCCGAGAAGAAACAGGCTGCGAAGGGTGGTGCTGATGCCGAGGACGATGATGAAGAAGGTCAAGACGACGAAGATAGAGATGACAAAGAGGAAGCTACTCGCAGTAAAAAGCGTCCTACCGCTGAAGAACGTGTTGCTGAGATTGATCTCTCCGATGATGTTGATGCACTAACATCGGGTGAAGGTCTATCTGAGGAATTTAAGACAAAGGCTGCTACAATTTTTGAAGCTGCACTAAAATCTAAGATTCGCACTGAACTTGAGCGTCTAGAGGAAGAGTATGCCGAGGCTTATGATTCTGCTATTTCCGAAGCCAAAGATGAACTGACAACTAAGGTTGATGGTTATCTAACGTATGTGGTAGAGGAATGGATGAAGAAGAATGAGTTGGCAGTTGAGCACAGACTAAAAACTGAACTCGCTGAACAGTTTATTGCTAGTTTGAGAAAGCTGTTTGAAGAGCATGATATTGCAATTCCTGATGAGAGATTTGATATGCTTGAAGCTGCGGCAACGCAAGCTGATGACATGGAAGGTCGCTTGAATGAGGAGATTGAAAAGAATGTTGAGCTGACACAGAGAGTAAATGAACTGTCGAAGAATGAAATTCTTTTAGATGTGGCATCTGATCTTGCAGATACAGAGGTCGAGAAGTTTGGTGAGCTTGCAGAAAGTGTAGAGTATGAGAACGCAGAAGATTATCGTTTGAAATTGGAAACAATTATGGACTCTTATTTTCCTAAAGCCACAATTAACGAAGAAGTAGAAGCAGCGCCGAACTATGAAGATGTAGAAATGTCATCCGGTAAAATGGCTGCATATATGAATACTATTAGTCGAGCTCAGAAACGGGCGAGTTAATAGTTGAGATAAAAATTTTTATTTAAATAAAAAAAGGGAGAAAACAATGTTTAACACTGAACACCTACAGGAAAAATGGCAGCCAGTCCTAGAACATCCTGATCTTCCCGAGATTGGAGATGCTTACCGGCGTGCTGTAACAACTGTAATCTTGGAAAACCAGGAAAAGGCTATGTCTGAGGATCGTGAGTTCCTCGGTGAGGCTACGCCTGCTAATGCAACTGGTGCGAACATTGCGAACTGGGATCCGATCCTTATTTCGCTAGTTCGTCGTGCAATGCCTTCTCTTATTGCTTATGATATCTGCGGCGTACAGCCAATGACTGGTCCTACTGGACTTATCTTTGCGATGAAGGCCCGCTACACATCACAGGCTGGTAATGAAGCTTTGTTTAACGAAGCCAACACAGCCTTTGCTATGCAGAAAGCTGGTGGTACTGCGACCCAGGTTGGTGCTGATGTCGTATCTGCTATTACAACAACAAACTACTCTGTGCAACATGGTATGACAACTACCACTGCTGAAGGTCTAGGTAATGCCTATACACCTACAGTAAATGCTTTCGCAGAGATGGCATTCAGTATTGAAAAGTCAACGGTAACGGCTCGTTCCCGTGCTTTGAAAGCTGAATACACAATGGAACTCGCACAAGATTTGAAGGCGATTCACGGACTCGATGCTGAGACCGAACTCGCAAACATTCTGTCTGCTGAGATCCTAGCTGAAATTAACCGTGAGGTTATTCGTACTATTTACATCACATCCAAGAACGGTGCACAAACCAATGTGACAACTGCTGGTACATTTGATCTTGATACAGACTCCGGCGGTCGCTGGTCTGTTGAAAAGTTTAAAGGCCTAATGTTCTCAATGGAACGTGATGCTAACGTAATTGCCCGTGACACACGCCGTGGTAAAGGTAACATCTTGATTTGTTCTGCTGATGTCGCTTCCGCCATGACAATGGCTGGTCTGCTTGATTATCAATCTGCCCTTCAGGATAACCTGAATGTAGATTCGACAGGCAACACTTTTGCTGGTGTCTTGAATGGTCGCCTTAAAGTATACGTTGATCCGTATGCGAACATGGGTGTCCCATATACGGGTTCGGGTGCTTCTGCTAACCAGTACTACTGTGTTGGTTATAAAGGCACATCACCTTATGATGCTGGTCTATTCTATTGCCCATACGTTCCGTTGCAGATGGTCCGTGCGGTCGGTGAAAATTCCTTCCAGCCGAAGATTGGTTTCAAGACACGTTATGGCTTGATCTCTAATCCGTTTGCTGCATTGGCAACGTCCAATGATCAGGGTGCTGTTAATAGTAACGTGTACTACAGACGAGTACAGGTGACTAACCTGACGTAATATGTAATCCTACAAAAATCATCCGCCATAATACAATTATAAAGGATGTAACTTTGGAACGCCCCTCCCACCGCAGGGGCGTTTTTTTATGTCTACTGTTTATAAATAGTAATGATTAAAGAGGAGGTATTGTACAATCGAATTAGAGTTAGGCCTCCCGCTCTACGACGAGGAATAAAAGATGGCAAATAATGTAAAAGAATTAATGGATACCGATTGGCGTGTCCAGGCAAGTGCAACTCTCCAAGCAGATACCAATTCAGGTACAGGACTTTTATTGATAGATATATCTGGATTACAAGGTTGGATTGCTGGTGACAAGCTAGCTATAACTAAAGTATTTTGGTCATTAGGTACTGGGATAGCTACATTAATGTGGAATGGTACAGGTGGTGGAGGTGCCACAACAAAGGATGCAATAGTTATGAATGGTGGTGGTGCTTATGGATATTCACCAGGACAACCTGCATTACTTTCAGATGCAGTAGGTACTAATGCTGTTACTGGCGATTTGATGATTGTCAATGCAGCTGCTGTTACTGGTACTATCATAGTAGAATGTAATAAACACGTTACTACTGCTGGCGTTGGTTGGTCGGCCTAATGGCGATAGTTCCTAATGCTGATGTACCACCTACATCAGTTAGTTCTGTAAGGACAAAGACAGAAGCGGGAGGGGTAGATGAGTTTAATACTGCTCCTAGAGAGCCTACGGTATTTGATTATTCTCAGAGTAATCAATTTAAAGTTTATATACCTATCTTTCCTAAAACAGAATGGTTTGTGGTAAGTTGCAACGTCCCTGGTGTCACTATGGGCCAGGGCGTTGTACCCACACCTTTGGTAGATATTCCTATTGTGGGTGAGAAACTTACTTATGACCAATTTAGCATGACGTTTATTGTGGATGAGAAGTTACAAAATTTTATGGAGATACATAATTGGTTAATTAATATGGCTCCTCCACAAAATACTAATCAGTT